ACATGTATCTAACAGATTACGCATGATGGTAGATTTAATTAGCTGTATATCTTGTACTGTATCAGCAATAGACATGCCATGAAACTTATGGGGTATTGGTAGTGGACAGATTGTTGAAAAAGGAATTGAATCTATTTCTTCATTGTCCAATATAATATTACCACCTTTAGTAATTTTTCTAAGTTCTGCGATACCATCACAATCATAGTCAAGATGTATGTAACATTCTTCTAACCAAACCTTTCTTGATGGTCCTTCTCCCTCATCAGCAGGTATTGAATCATCATCAAAGCTAAATCTTGTAATTCTTTCCTCATCATACTCGGCATTATTTGCTGTATAAGCAGGTAATTCTTCTACAACTTTAGGGTCATATCCTTCTAAAATTAAATCAGATACTGTTTTCTTTACTCTATGACATACAAAACTAGCATCTTCTATAGATGTAGCCCTTCTTGATATTAAAAATTCTTCTGGTGGTACAGATACAACTCTTACCTGCCCATTATCTTTGGTTTTTTTGACCTTAACATCATGCTCTACAACTTTAGGGCTAATAAGATTACCGAAATCATCTGTAACTGATTTTTGTATAATAGTCTCAGTATGCTCAATAACTTCCATATCATCATTAGCTAAGATAGATTGATACTCTATCTCTGTAAGATTAGTGTAATTCTCTGTAGATACTTCTGTTTTTTCTTCCCAATAATGTTTAATAATTCCAGTCTTGGATATAAGTGCATCTTTAAAGGCATCATAGAGGACCTTAAAGCCGTTATTTTGGCGATTAAAAACATAATTGACATAATCAGTTGCCTGTTGTGCCATCTCGACATCTTCAGGGCCTTCAGGCTCAAACTCTGCAACATTGTTATGAGTCGTAAATATACGCATCAATGATGGCATTATGTATTCGATAGTATCTCTTACATCAGTTGTAACGATTTCTGACCTGCCTTCTATCTCGTTACCGAAAGGTTCGCCAAGATAATACTTCATAGACTGCTCTCTTTGTTCAGAGAGTTCTGTATTGAAGTTTCCTGTAGCAGAATCTATTTCGTTACTTAGTTTCGATGCAAGTTCATCATTGGTCATTTTAGCCATTTATTTTCCAAACCTTTTTTTCCATTTATCATAAGCAGGTGTTTTTCGCTTTATATTATAACCAGATTTATTAAGGTTTTTTACTATGTCGCTATCTCTATACACTCTTGAATCTTTCCCAACTCCATACTTTTTCTTGCTATGTCTATCAGTTATTACTGCTTCTCTGCGTTCATTATACTTAGCAACGGATGCATCTCGCCTATCTTGCCTATATTGTTGGATTTTGTTTATTCTAATATTCTTAGGTAGTCTATTCCACTCTTTATCGGTGATATTAAAGTATTTTTGTGCCATATTTGCCATATTATCTCCTAATCGTAAAAATCTGTATATTTTTTTAAAAACCTATCGACTGGGTTCTTGCCTTTTCTTTCAAGATTGTATTTATCTATCTGTTTTTTAGGAACAAACCCACCTATATTTTTGCTTTCCTTTAAGTCTTTTTCAAATTTCTTTGCATTTCTTTTCATCTTAAATCGTTTTGCAGCAGAAATTCCTGCTCTAAGTAATGGCCCAATCATTATTTCTCCTAAACGATGGCTACATCAGGACCTAGTGTTCCTTTTGTATTCCATCTTGAATTTTGTGTTGTTGAATGTCTTAGACTCATAGTTGCATAACGTGTTGCAGACATTAAGTCATCTTTGAGTTTGACTAGCTTTCCATCTTTACGATGATACATTCGATACTCCTCAAACCAGTCATAAAGGGTATTAAATACTTTAAATCTTCCATGCTCCATTCTATCGAGCATTTCCATAAGCCCTGCTTCGACACTATTGCCACCTTTTTTCTCACCTAGTGCAGGTGGATTTTCAAAGTGGAAAGGTAACATGTTAACGTAAGCATCACGATATTGTTCAGCTAGAGTGATACCTGAACCTTTGTCGTGCTGATAGCCATCATGTGGCCATACTATTGGTATATAGTCGCTACCTTCCCTTTCATTGATATGACTTGCATGATAACTAGGAATTTGTTTACTCATCTTATAGCAATCATAAACGTATACGATGTCTTTGTCTCTATCCCATGCTAACCAAACTACTGCTGTAGGATGGTCATATCCAAAATCAAGACCTGCGATACGAGGGTAATGAGGGGGTATGGTAAATGGTTCACAGGTCAAGTTGTCCTCGTCTATAGGAAAAACAAGTCCACTTCCTATCATTGGTATGCCTTTTGACCTCATATCTCTTTCATGAGGTGGTAAGGCTTGTAAAATCTGTGTTTTCATATCAGGGGTTAGATGTTCTGCATCTTCCCAACCTGCTGTAATCAATGACTGTTTGGGTTGCAGATTCGATGTAAAGTTTTGTACAACTTCTGTCATGCCTGATTCAGGTGTAAATGTCATATACACTTGGCCCCTTTTATCAAGAGTCCTGGTAATACATTGTGAATAGATATCTTGTGGAGGTTCCTCATCGAGCCATACTAGGTCGATACTTTCCCCCATAAATTTTTCTGCGCCCATTTCATAAGCTTTAAAGGCAACCCTAGACCACCCACCGCTTTTATGTTTAACAAGGACTGACGAGTGCGCATTTGGCACTCCAGGTTTCCTTGTAGTCTCACCAATGAGATGTTTAGGAATACTTCCTTTCCCTCTATCTCTCGGGTTGTCGGGCTGCCCGAATAATTCTCTTTGACAAATATCTCTAGTGGTTTCGTTACTGGCACCACATACCCATGCCCTTATAGGGTCTTTAAATTTTTTTCCCTTCCACCAATCAGGATATTCTCCTGTAAGATGAATAGCCATCTCCATTGCGCCTACAAATGATTTGCCAACCCTGTTGGCCGCCATTAAAAGTCTTTGGTTGGTTTCTTTGCCCGCTTCATGGAAATTAGTCTGAAACCTATAGGGCTGATAATAGTTTAAACGATTTGTTTCTTGTCGCTTTTTTAAGGTGGATAGTATTTCTTCTATTCTCTGATTTTCTATAGACATAGTTATCCACCACTAAGTATAGTGGTTTTTTTTACTTTTACAACTATATGTTGTGTTTTTCAAAATTTTTTACCAGGTATATGAGTGTCATGATATTGTATTAGTATAGACTATATTTACCCACCGATGTGTGGAATAGAGATATATATATGCGCACACATGTACAGGGGGGTCGAGGCCCGCAGGGCCGAGATGGTTTACTGCGGAGCAGGAATATTAGAGTGTGCTAATATTCTTGTATTAGAATACTAGCATACTCTTATTATTGATTATTAAAAATTAACTCTATTATATCCATAATCAAAAGCAAAGAAATATCCGCCTTCAATATCTGATACAATTGCTGACCTTGGTTCACTATCTCCATTCCAACCCAATTTATAAAATAAAGCTTTAGCAATCTTAGCGTGATTTTGCTCTGCACTTAATGCATAATCATATTGTAATCTCATGCTTGTAGACCTTTCTCCTGTTGTCATTGCTTTAACGCTTTCGTTTCCCGTTCTTTGATTAACTATCTTTTTTGTTTTTATTGCTTGCATTGTGTTTATCTCCTGGGAGCCTTGCGGCTCCCTATATTGTTTATTTACTAATATTAAACTTCCCAATGATTATTCATTATGTTTTCAACTATCTTTAAGATGTAGTTAGATTTTGAATCGCCCTCATCTACAGTTGCATGATAAATATCATTGAATGCATCCTTCATATGCCTTACATTTACTACTGACTGTCTATGTTTTTTGTTTTCTTCTTCGTTCATATTTTTTTCTCCATCAGCTTTATTGCTGATATATCTATATGATAATCAATAATAGTATTAATGTCAACACTTATTTTAATATATATATATATATATATATATCTATTATATATATCTATTTTCCCGCCCGCCCACCTATGATACTTCCTGAATAACCATATGTCAAGATTTATTTTTATATATAATAATATCTGAATATACTAATATTCTAATATAAGCGGGCGCTAATATATCAAGATTAGATTTAGTTTTTATTCTATAAAGGGAAGGGAATATATAAAGGGATACTAGGAGTAATTAGTATCCCCGTGAACATAAATAGCGAGCCGTTTATAGTCATGCTCAGGACTCAGGAAGTCTAGCCGTTATCGCTAGATGAATCTGTTTCTTCCTGTTTATTTGCCGCCTCTGCGGTCCTCTTGCACCAATTAACAAGCATTTCAGTACATACTTGTTTTACTGTCTGAATAATGACAAGCCCTTGAGCTTGTTCAATTTGTTTTTTAACATCATCGAACATCTCAGATTTATACTCATCAATGCGTACTTCAACTTCTCTAGCTACATCGTCTTCACTCACAAATTCGCCAAAGTCGTAATCATCAGAAGATACTAAGTCATAATTACAAGGACTAAAATTATCTTCTGTAAGAATATTACGGCTGTTGATTTCTTCTTCTACCTGAGAATCCACATCAATATTTTCTATACTTCTTTTTAGCTCAGAGTAATAACTTTGAGACTGTTTCTCAGCTTCGCAAACTCTATTATAGAGTCCGAAAGTTAAGAAGTTTTTTATTGTATTTTTCATACTGTTTTCACCTCGCCAACTTAATTGTTGGTATATGTATATATTACTCTTATTTATACTAATGTCAACAATTATTTTAAATAAATGTTTCACGTGGAACATCACTAGCGTTTTTGTCCCACCCACCCCATGTATAGAATTCATTGAGGATAGCGATTCGGTGAGCCGTTTGTCGCTATCCGTCCGACATGCTAAGTACTAGTACCTTACGCCTTAGACTTACTGTCTTTACTTATTTGTTTTTTAATTCGTCTTACTGTCCTATGGTACCAGCAGTTATCTATATGTCAAGAATTATTTTAGTATATAAGAACATCTGAATATACTGATGTATTAATATTAGCGTTTGCTTATATTAGAGATTGCTTATATTAGAATTTAATAATATTAGAATATTATTGTTTAATTATGCCGCTAGCCTAAAGAAGGAAGGGAAGGCTATCCAATCTATAGAAGGGAAGGGAATATTAGTATTTGCTTATATTTAAATATTAGTAGTTCCTAATATACTAATAAAGCCTAGCATAAATATATACAAAATACA